TAAACACTGACGCCCAGGTCCTTATTAAGGCCCGAAATCGGATCTGCCGCAACCTTATGTTGCGACAGGCGTACTTCACGACGAAACCTCGATGCAGTAGTATTCTGCTTCGTGGTCATAGTCGTGATACCATCGGCGGAAGTATACGTATTCGTCGTTGGACCAACACTGGTCCGCGGAAGAGACGTAGCAACCGCATTGATGGTAACGCTTTGAGGATCTGCAAGCACTAGAAGCTCCTATTATTTTACGCTTTACTCACATGCAACCCGCATGCTAGGTAGTGCGTAGACTATAATTTGGACAAGCCTAGTGCCCCCATTATAGCTAGCTGGGTACCATTCAAAGTATTAGGATTGGTACCCCAACCAAAGGGATCACCACGAAGTCTGCTCTTAGAAGAGCTTTCGATATTCGTGGTGACGGATATGGGAACTAAATCATCGTCTAAGTCATATAGAGTAGCGTTGTTCGTATGAACATACGTTTTCCCTATATGCCTCATGACGTAGAAATGGTTCGCGGCTAACTTATCGGCTACTCCAGTATCGAGATTTGCAAGCAAATCCCCTGTATTGGAGAACCAGTCAGCCATCCATGTCCAAGGAAGGGCATTCCACACGAATTGAGGAGAAGGATACAGACCAAAAAGTCTGCGTCCAACCGACGTTCCGAGTGTTACGTCCTTCGGTCCAGGTGGCAACCAGAACTTGAACTGAGCAGTAGCCCAGATCTTGTCGAATGTTGTCACCATCCTCTTCCAGTTCCGGCGTCTATAGAAATAATCTACAAAGCCGGGCTGCATATTCCCAAAGTCACCACTAGTGATGACGGGATCAGAGGGTGAAGATGCCACTTCGTAGTGGGTCTTCACGGACTTACCGTTGTGTCTTAGGAGCCATCTGAGTTTCTTTTGGGCTTTCTGTTGAAAGTTAACCATAGAAATAATATCAGATAGCAAAGGTTGCCAACCGAATTTTAGAGCTAGGAAGTAACTTCCTATATTCTTCATTCCGGATTTGGCAAGCTTCTGTTGAAGCATTCCCGGCACTTCTCGCATTTCGTAAAATGCATTAGCCGCCGGTAAAACTGGCTTCGTAGGCTTCATCCTATTGTACGCAGTCGCGCCCCACGATGACCCATCTGTGATCACCGCAGGTGGACTTATCTCAAACGAATCAGAATACACAGAACCTGTATATTCATGCTTCGCATAAGCGCCTTGACCGTGTACAGTCCCGACTCCTGCCCCACCATACGAACCTCGAGAGGTAAGTAAGGAAAAGGCACCCCCGACATCTCTGTCGGGAGGGAAATCAGGATAACCATAGTGCCCATTAAGTCCTAGCAACAAAGAATCGTTGACATAGGACGTTTTCGCAGTCTTTTCGTCTACAGATCCGTCATACCGATTGGTATACGTACCTGCATGAACGAAGGACTTTGATTGGCGCTTTGGCATAGTGACACAACTCCTTTGGTAGAG